GGAGTATGAGCATGAAAACAGGTTACTCCTCTGGCCCCGTGATCATGGGAAAAGCAGGTACTCTGCCTTCTATGCTGCATGGGAAACTGTCCGTGACCCCGCAACAACTATTATCTATGCCTCAGCTACAGCAGAAAAAGCAGAAGAGCAACTCCGCTTTATCAAGAGCATCCTCGACAGTAAGGTGGTGCGTAGGTACTTCCCCGGACTTCTGCACCCTGAAGAAGGGCGTAGAGAGTCTTGGAACAAGACCTCTATCGTAGTAGATCACCCGTATCGTAAGTCTGAAGGGGTGGTTGACTCAACGATTATGACATGCGGGTTAGAAAAGACCATTACAGGTAAGCATTGCAAACGTCTACTCCTTGATGACATCGTAGTGCCAGAGAATAATACAGAACTAGGTAGAAGGGACGTTAATAATTGGGCCGCACAGGCTGCTTCCATTATGAGTGCCGAAAGCTCCATGCTGGTTGTGGGCACAAGATATCATCCTATGGATGCCTATCAAGTAATGATGGATATGGACTTTGAGGACCCTATTGAGAATGAAGATGGAGAAATCGCTTTAGAAGAAGTCAAAATGTTCACAGTAATGCAGGATGATGTGGAGGTTGACGGTGAATTTCTCTGGCCGCGACAGCAGAGAAAAGACGGAAAGTACTTTGGGTTTAACCCTCGAATACTTGCGAGAAAGAAGGCTGTCTATGAAGCAAACAACCAAATCACCCAATTCTACGCCCAATACTACAACGACCCCAACGACAAGTCTACTGCGCCTATTTCTAGAGATTTGTTTCGACATTATAAAAGGGAAGAACTCGAACAAATAGCTGGTGTATGGATGATTAAGGGTAAGCCCTGCTGGTTATATGGGGCGGTTGATATGGCCGCTTCCACTAAGGACAGGGCTGATTATACGGTTGTGGTTGTTGGGGCCATTGATGACGAAGGTAACAGGTACGTTGTTGATATTAAGAGATTTAAGACCCAAAGAGCCTCTGCGATATTTGACGCTATTAGAGACTCATATGTAGCCTATCAGTTTAAGAAGCTCCGCATTGAAGCGGTTTCAGGGTTCAGGCTAGTAGCGCAAGACTTAGCGGATAGGCTAACTGATGAGGGAGTACGTATCCCCATTGATCTCTACATACCACCTAACACGGATGGCAAGTTTGCTAGGGTTAACGGAATCTTAGAACCACTGTACCAGTCTGGGGCCGTTTACCACTATCGCGGCGGTAACTGTCAGGTACTAGAGGACGAGTTAGTATCCGTTAATCCGCTGCACGACGATACAAAAGATGCATGGGCTATGACTTGTGATTTAATGGTTAAGCCTATTCAGCGTAGAACGCAAGGAAGTAACAACGTGATTAGTTTTAATAAACGGTTTGGTGGCGTTAATCTTGGTGGAGCAGCGGCATAATGCCAGCTATACTTGATAGATTAGTTAAACAACTTAGGGACAAAGGTAAATCCCCTAAAGCAGCTAGGGCTATTGCAGTTTCAGCATTACAAAAATCGGGTAATCTTAAGAAGGGGACCGCCAAAGCTACCCAAAAGGGCAAAAGGCGAGGAGGCATGACTCCCGGCCAAAGAGCTATTGATAGGGCGGCTAAACGTAGCGGTAGAAAGATTACTGATTACACATATAACTCTAAAACTAATAGAGCTACTATCAAGCGTACTGCCAAAAAGCGTAGGAAGAAGAAATGAGTAAATCACAATCAAGCGGTACGATGCTGACCGTCAATGATGTTAGTGATGTTGCTGTGCGTATTGCAGAGCTTTGGGAGCGGTACACCACAGAGAAGCGTAACGCCCTTACACTAAATGAAGAAGCTCGTAGGTTTATTTATGCTACGGACATTGATAGCACCTCCGCCGCCGATTTGCCCCACAAGAATCGTACCCATCAGCCCAAGATTACTCAGATTGCGGACACCTTGAAGTCTCAATATTTTGAGGCTTCTCTATCCATGCCTGAGTTCTTCCGCTATCCTGCGCCACAGAACATTACCAATGCCGTTGCGCTGGCTATGGAGAAGTGGGTACGTGTAAAACTTAATCAGCGTAAGTTCCGTGAGACTGTTGGGCGGGAATTAGTTAATGACTACGTAGATTACGGTAACTGTTTCGTATCTGTTGATTATATAATTGAACGGGA